AAAATTGTTGAAGGTATGCAGGATTGCGATTTAGCTGACGCGAAACATCCGCCATGGTCAGCCCAGTCTTATGCTTTAGCTCTGAAATTCGCTGAGCAATCAGCTGGCGGGCAGGATTAGTCATGACGGTTTCTCTCGTTTGATCGATGGGCATAGGAGAGTTCCTACAACCAATAATAGTCTTAGATGCTAGGTAGAGCATTTTGAAAAGTATTTCGAAAAGGATTTTGTCTAAGAATATAGTGCATATTTAATAATGTTGACACTCGTTTTATAGGGGCAGTAGCCTACACGGCGTTGTGAGCAGAGCCGCCGTCTTCCTTAGCCAAATCGAAGCCTTCCTCACGCGTACCGGCATGTCGCCGACCGCGTTCGGCAGGCTCGTGCTGAACGATCCAAATTTCGTTCGGGACCTGCGCCGGGGGCGGAAGCCCAATCTGGACCTGGTCGAGCACGTCCACGAGTTCATGGCCCAGCACGACGGCGCGGCGCTGTTCGCGAGTGAAACGCCGAAATAAGGCCGGGCCCGGTGGTCCGGGCCAAACAAAATAACGAGGAAGCGCCCATGAATATCGCCCAGCCCGGTATCGCAACCGATTCCGGCGACACCAGCTCGCTCGAGGGCTACGCCGCGGCGCTGGCCAACATCGGATCAATGGTGAACGATCTGACCGACGCCCGCGCGATCATCGGCCAGCTCCGCGCCGATCTGCACCGTGAGCAGGACCGTCTCGAGCTGCTGCTCGAGGAGCGCAATCGCTTCCGCAGCGAAGCGCTGGTGTTCCGCACCAAGCTGATCGAGCTGGCCACCGCGATGGCCAATATCGGGCTGCTGACCACGCAGGCGCAGTCGATCGTCCTCACCGTGCACGAACTCGACAATGCCGCGACGCCGTCGACCGAGTCGCTCGACAAGCTTGAAGCGGAATTCGCCAAGGGCAACGGAGCGGCTGTTTAGAAGGATGTCTCGGTCATGCTGCGCCGCCCGCAATATAAGACCCCCTGGGAGGCGCCTCGGCTGATGGAGCGCTTCCTTGCGCTCCACGATAAACACCTCAGCTTCGAGAAGATCGCCGCGGCGCTGTCCGCGGAGTTCGGCATCACCGTCAGCAAGAACGCCTGCATCGGCAAAGCGCGGCGGCTCGAGCTGCACCGAGAGAAGCCGAGGACCACGCCGGCATCCAAACCGAAAGCGTTGCGAAGTCCGCCGGCCGAACCGCCGGGGCAGGTGCCGCTGCTCCATCTCGGCAATGACGATTGTCATTTTCCGTTCGGCGACCATCCGACGGTCAGGTTTTGCGGCCTGCCGAAAAAGCCAGGCTCGCCGTATTGCGCCGAGCATCATGCCGTCGCTTTCGTCTCACCCAAGCAGAGGTGGCTGATATGAGCGAGCCCGTCCCGATGCGATTCATCTTCGTCACCATGCGCGAGACCGAGCAGCCGGTGCTCAACATCCAGTCCGTCGACATGGAGGAACTGCGGCGCTTCACGATGTCGCGGGACCAACTGTTACTGCTCAACGCCCAGACCGCAGACGCGTTGCTCAAGGGAAAGACGTCATGAGCGACGATGTCATTGCCGCCCAGCCGCAGTCCCGCCCGCTCAATGCCAAGATCTGGAGCCGCGCCGACGACGAATGGTACGTCGAGCCGGTCTGGTGCAGCGAACGTCTGTTCGCCGAGGAGCAGTTCGAGGGCAGCGTCTACGACCCCTGTTGTGGCACGGGCCGGATTGTCGTCAGCGCGCTGAAAGCCGGACTGAAAGCTTACGGCTCCGATCTTGTCTATCGCGGCTGGGATTCCACCCCGCAAGACTTCCTTATCCATCGCGGCTTGCACGACAACATCGTCTGCAATTCCCCATTCGCCAACGTCCAGCAGTTCGCCCAGCATGCGCTCAAGCTCGCGCGTCGCAAGGTCGCGATGATCTTCCCGGTCGCGCGCTTGAACGCCGCACACTGGAACCAGGACACGCCCTTGGCGCGGATCTGGCTGTTGACGCCGCGGCCATCGATGCCGCCGGGACACGTCATTCTCGCCGGCGAGAAGCCCGGTGGCGGCAAGGCCGATTTCTGCTGGTTGGTCTGGTCGCGGGATCATGTTGGTCCGGCGGAACTGCGCTGGCTGCATCGTGACGGAGGACGGCCATGAGCGACGACGTCGACATCACCGCCAATTATCATCGCGGCAATACGCCGCGCTGGTGACCCAGCAGCAGGCGCTCCAACAGGCGCTCGACCAGGTCAAGAAAGAGATGGATGCGCCGCTGCTGCGCGGTGGCAGCGATCTCAAGGACAATGACATCAAGGCCGCGGTCGAGTTGCAGCGTCGTGCCTTCCTGTTCAAGGGCGGCAATGATTTCGACTTCAAGCCGGACATGGACAACCTGGTCGACGCCAAGGCCTACCGTTCCGCGGTCCGCAAGCTGATGCAGGTCGGCATCGAGAGCAAGGCCAAGATCATCCGCAGTTTCGATGAGTACGAAAGAAAAGCGTTCGACGCCGCATCGCTCGACAGCGCGATGTTCTCGCCGGAGATGCTCGGCATCGAGGTCAACTGCATCGTCGAATGCGCCGAGCTGCTCGATCTCTACGGCAGCGTGACCGTCGGCAAGAGCACGTTCATGTATCCGCAGGTGATGGATTACGGTGCGATCGGCCAGTACGATTGCGATGCCAAGTGCGATGCCGAATACGGCCCGGAAGGAAATATCCAGTACAAGAGCGGCAATGTGTCGGATTTCCGCGGCGTGTTCTGCCTGGTGCGCAAGGTGCTCGCCGAGGCCAATTACGATCTGCTGTCCTTCATGTACCAGGCGGCGACGCGGTCCTATCGCATCAACCGCAATCGCGCGCTGATGGTCGGCGACGGCGTCAACGAGCCGAAAGGCTGGCTGACGGCCGATTGCTTCACCAAGCTGAGGACTGGCGGCACCTCGTTCACTCACATCGATTTCCGGCTGTTCTTCGCTTCGGCGCCGGTCGAGTACGGACCGGTGACGGCGGTGATGCACCAGAACACGTTCGCGTATCTGGCGGCATTGACGGACTCGGTGGGGCGCTTCTTCTTCGGCGACGGGCTGATGACCTACAGCCCGAACGACGTGCGGGAGAACATCCGGATCTCGAACTGCCTGCCTGATCCGACCGCCGGCCTGACCAAGGGCTCCACTGCCAATCCGTTCACCACCGGCGACTTCCTGGTCGCGGCCGGGTCGTGGGGGCAGGCCTATTACATGGTCAACAAGCGTCCGCTGTGGATCGAGCAGTGGGAAGGCCAAAGCTCGGCCTGGTGCGTCAAGTACCAGTTCGGCGCCGAGGATGGCGGCTTCACCGCCTGCTGCCCGGCGGCGCGCATCCTCACGGTCGGCCCGTAACCAGGGGAGCCCATCATGGAACAAGAGACGAGAGCGGCAGAGACTCTGCCGAAGCGAGAGTGGCCGGCCACGGCCACTTGGAAGATTTCGCAAGAGCAGTACCGCCGGCTCGCGCACACGGGCGAGTTCGCGGCGGGATCTCAGCCCAAATCGCAGGAGTAATCGAACATGAACATCAACATTGCTTCCCAGAACCAAGGCCTGGTGACCTGGGCGGTCGCGCAGGTCGCTCAAGCGGTCGATATCAGGCACCACGTCAACTTCGGCATCACCTTCTCCGTCGTCGATGATATCGCTACTGACGCGGTGTTCGAGGTGGTGGCGGCGCCGGCCGACACTGCCAATCCCTGCAACCCCGGCACCTTCCATCCGGTCCAGGAAGTGGTGTCGTGCGACTGGTTGACCGCTGGTCCGCCGAACGCCAAATCTGAGATTGTCATCCCGGCTGGCACCAAGCAGCACGCAATCTGTTCGGCCACGCTGCCTTGCAAGCCGGATGCCTTCATCAAGGTGATGCCGGTCTCCGGCGACACCGGCAAGATCAATGTGGTGGTGGTGCTTGGCGGGCCGCGCTGAATGCGGGTACCGACCGGTAGGCCGATCCGAGTTGCCCCGGGCGACGAAATTGTCGTCCGGGCGCAACTGACCAAAGCGACGCTCGGGCGGCTGTATGTGTTTGCCAAAGCCCGGGACGAGGCGGGTTTCTCGCCTTATGTGCCGATGCTGATGGCGTTGGCGGCGGGCGGCGAGCCGTCGATGCTGCAGCCGATGTCGATGCGGCTGGTCGCCGAGCGGCCTTCGAAACAGGTCTCGTTCATCGCCGACATCGACGGCTTCATCTGCGTGATGCAGGAGGTCGACACCGCCAAGGATCCGCTGGCCAAGGTCAGGGTCAAACGCAAAATTTGCCCGGATCTCGACTGGAAATCGCGGCTTTTCCGCAAATTTCAAGGGATTTTCTCGTGGCCGATACCGAAACTCTCCTAATCAAGGAAGGCAAACGGCCGGAGACCGCGACCGGCTCGGTCGGCGTCGTCATGCTGCTTGCCAGCAGCCAGGGCGAAGACAGCCAGTGGTTCGACTATCGGCCCGGCTTCTATCAGGACATCGTTCGCGTCGAGTGGGACAAGGACACGATGCAGGTCGTGCTGCCGGCCGACGTGTCGGACTATCTCACCCGCAACGGCTATGCCCGGATCATGACCAACAAGGAAGCTCGAGCCTACAACAACGGGCTTGGGAAAGCGGGAGCCGATCCCGCGCAGACGCCGCCGCAGCAACCGGCGGAGACGCCGCAACAGGAAAGGAAATCACCATGATCAAGGCTCAGTGCTCTAATGCCTGCAAGCAGAATGTCGCGCAGCCACTCGCGACGCCGCCGTGCTTCCAGTGTCCGTAAAGCCCCCAGCCCCTGGGCACTGGTAAGAAGGCCCGGGACAGTTATCTGGCGATTCCTGTTCCGGGTTCTTTTCTCGAGGGCTCGGGAGATTCAGCAAACTCCGCCCCTTCTCCCTGGCGGTAAACTACACTCCCGAGCTTTTTACTCACAAAGAAAGCTTCAGCCATGCTGCATTTCACTGTTGATGATCAGCAGATGACGAACGACGGCTGCGTCAAATGCTGCTGCGAGAAGCTTTCGCTCAAGCCGGGGACAACCAGCAAGGTCAGCGTCGGTTATGCGCCATGGGTGGTGCCGATCGGGCAATTGCACTGCAAGCCGCAATTTGTGCTGGAGCAGATGGAGACCTGTCCGGTGCCGGTTGGCGGCAACATGCCGCCGCATCCGGTCGGTGACATGGCGCGGTTCGACGCCGCGATCGATACCACGCTGAACAAGGATCTCAATGACAAGATCGAGGATCCGGAAGACGACCCGCTGACGTTCAAGCTGTTGCCGCTCTACGGGCCGAAGCACGGCAAGCTAGTGCTCGATCCTACGGGCACGTTCTCCTACACGCCGAATGCCGGCTACAAGGGCGAGGAACGGTTTTTCGTTTCTGTGTCCGATGGGCACAATGCGCCTGTGGTGATCGAGGTGTTGATCGGGGTCGGGATCAATTCCGCAAGTCCGGCGCCGACGCCGCATGTCAGCATCGACCCTGACGGCGTGACCGTCGACCCGCGCTATTTCATGGTGTCGTTTCCGGTCAAGGTTTCGCCGGCGGCGCAGCTCTGCGAGGTGTGGCGGTTGACGGTGTTGCAGGGCGCGCTGGATTGCGAATGCATTTGCTATTCGCGCACCGACTGTTTCGATATCAGGATTGTCAAATGCTGACGTCGACATCGGGCGAGCAGCATCGGCGGCCCAACAATGAGCCGCCGCCTGAGGCGCAGCAGACGATTGAGTTCGACTGGTCGGGGCGGCTGTCGCTCGACACCATTCGCCAGCACAGCAAGACCGACGACGTGCCAGGCGTGACCGACGAGCAGCTCAGACTGTACCGCGCCTCAGCGATCGAGGCCTGCGAACGCTATACCGGATTGCTGTTGTCGGGTCAGCGCACCGTGGTCGAGCCCGTGCAGGGGCCGGCGTCAGCACGGCCCGGAAAGCTGACCTATCGCTATCGGCTTCAGTATCCTGTTGCCGACGGCATTGTGTATCTCTACGGCAGCCCGGATCCGGCCGACAATCGGGCCTTTCGCGTCCTGCCCGGAAGCCGCTCGATCGATGTGCCGATCCGCAAGGATTACATCAACCTGTCGAATTGCTGCGACCCGTGCGCGACGTGGCATCTCAATGGCGGGATGATGATTGCCTACAAGGCCGGCTACGCCTGTGTTGACGACGTCCCGGCGGGGATCGTGCTCGGCTGCTTGCAATACATCGCCTGGGTCATCGAGCATCCCGGCGACGAGCTGATGACCCAGCGCAACCGCATCGAGGCGCGATCGGTCGGTGTGGACGGCTCCAACAACGTCGCCTGGGTCTCCGGCGCGCTCGAGACCTGGCGGATCTACGATCCAGAGGCGTTCTAGTGGCCAGCAAAGAACCCAAAAGCGGTCCCAAGATCGCGAACTTCAGCCACCGGGTTGCGCTGTGCACGATGAAGGACGTGGTCGACCAGGGCGGCACCATGGTGCTGGCGCGGCCGGCGGTGGCGTGGGTCTGGGCCGGCATCAGGCAGCCGCGCCCGTCGTTCATGTCGCCGTATGGCTATGCGGTTCTGGAAGAAGCGGACCGGGTCACGCACATCATCACGATCCGCGGCAACGCCGGCATCGACATCACCAGTGCAGCCTGGGTGTACGAGAAATTCCGTATCTCGCCGCCGCGTTGGTACAAGGTGGTCGGTTTCTCGGATGTTGATCGTTGGATCAGGTTGGCCTGCCGTCTGGTCGAGCGGTCCGACACCGCGCAACCGTCGCAGAGCGAATTGTCGGCTGCGCGGCAGGATGTCGTGTTGTGATCCAGCTTGAATTCACGCCATGGAATGAATTCCACGCCCGCAAGAAAACCGAAGAGATTGAGGGCTGGCTAAAGCGGGTGGCCAAGGCGTCGGAGCAGGCGTTCAGGGCAGGGGCGAGCCGGCAATGGCCGGGCGGTGACGCGCGGGGCTCCGCCCCTGGGGAATGGCCGATGCGGCGCAGCGGCGGTCTGCTCGGCTCGATCGAGACCGAGGTGACCAGCACGTCGATGACGATCGGCACCAACATGCCGTATTCGAGGTTCTTGCGAAGAGGCACGCGCCCGATGGGCGGTCGTCGCAAGATGAGCGACAACGCTCTGCAGGAGGGCATGTTCAGGGCGCGGCTCGGCCGGTGGGTTGAATGGGCGAGGTTCTGACATGGATGTGCCGGTCAGGGAAACGCGCTTCCTTCCCGCTGTAGCGAACGCGATATCGGAATGGTTTCCGATGCTGAGAGGCCGCTCGATTGCGGTCGCCGATGCAACCATCACTCGGGAGAATGTGCCGACGCTGCCGCTGGTGGCAGTCGTATTCATCTCCTCGACCGGCAACCAGTTGCTGCGGACTTACAGCGAACGATTCGAGATCGTCGATGCGTTTGCGGTGCAGTTCTGGATGAAGCCGGAGCGCTACACCGACAGCAATGGCAACGAGACGCCATTCTGGTCGTACTATCCGTATGAGTACATCAGGGACAAGCTGCTGAGCAATTTGGTGCGGTGGCCGGCGGCGAACGGGCGTCCTGAACACATCGCCTATCGCGGCATGAATGTTCAGGCCGACGCGATGGCGGTGACGCTGACCTTTCATTTTGCGGCGACCTTTACCTGGTGCGCCGATGTCAATGAGACCGGCGAGCCCTTCACGATCGACTGGAGGCTGTGCACGCCGAAGGCCTGCGTCGTTGACGAGTGTGTCGAGGAGGAGGTCGACGAATGCCATCCGTGTCCATGAATTTTCCAACCACTGCCACAAGCAAAAGGAGGCCCGCGATGGCCATGATCTATGTGCGCACGAAGCCGGGCCGGCGGGCTTGGTACGAGGGGCGGGTGATCCCAGAGGACAAGTTCATCCCGGTGACCGACACGCCGTCTGTCCGGCGCTTGATCGACCATTGGGGAGACATCGAGGTCGAGGGCGACGCCAAGCCGAAAGCCAAGCCTTCACAGCAACCCCCGGCGCCGCAGCCGGCCAAGGCAAAGGAGCAATAAGATGTCGATTGACAGCCTGCGGTCCGGCGCGATCCGGATTTGTTTTGATCCTTCCCTGAACGCCTATCCGAACAAGTGCCGCATCCTGCTGGAAGGCCAGATGCTCGACACCGGCACCGCGGAAGATGGCGCGCTGATCAAGATCCCGTCGCTGCGCGATGTCGACGTGCTGTTCGGCGAAGGCTCGGTGATCGCCAACGGTCTGATCACCGGATTCGGCTGCTGCCCGAACCAGGCGATGGAGTTCTATGCACTGCCGCACAAGGATCTGAGTGTCGGCGCCACCGTCAAGGCGAAACACACCATCACCTTCACCGGGCCGGCGACCAGCGATGGCCGGATCGATCTGTTCATGGGCGACGGCCGTTGGAATACGTCGACCCGGATCACCGAAGGCATGACCGAGGACGAGATCGCCACTGCGGTCGCGCAGTCCATCGGTCACGAAATCGGTTTCCCGTTTGATGCCACGGCGGCGCTTGGCGTTGTCACGCTCGAGGCCAAGAATGCCGGCACGGTCGGGAATTGCCTCAACCCGATCTACAATTGGCATCAGCGTCGTGACTACGCGCCGCAAGGCGTCACGGCAGAGATTGCCCAGACAATCCAGGGCCTCTACGCCGGTGCCGCTGCGCCGCCGGACTATCAGGCCATCCTCGGCGAGTGCTGCTATTGCTGCATCGGCATGCTCTACGACAAGCCGGAGTGGCAGGATGCGATGATCGCCTACATCGCCTCGGCATGGTCGTGCGACAAGCCGCAGTGCTTCGGCCATGGCTACACCTACAACACCGGCACGCTCGGCCAGATCATGGCCACCGACACCAATTCGGCAGAAGTCAGCCGGATGGCGCAGTGCTGCGACGATCCGGTGCTCGGCTATCTCAAGGTTGCCGCCTACGCCGCGCAGAGCTGCTGCTCGACGGTCGACAACCCGGAAATGTCGATTCAGGGGCCGGACTTCGGGGTGCTGGGTTGCGTCAAGCAGCCGGAGTCCTGCTTCCAGTGCTTCACCTTTGACGAGCAGCAGATCCTGGAAGCCAACGGCTTCGTGGTCACGGTGCCGCGGATTGGCGGCACCGGCTCGATGACTTCGCCGATGATCGTCAACGACGTCACCAACAACCGCTACGACGAGGAGGGCCGTCTCAACGCCACCTGGTGGAACGTCAAGACGAACGTGATCGTCTGCGCACTTCACTGCTCGGTGACGTTCAAGGTAACGAGAGGGAAAGAGCGGTCGCTGCCGTCAACATTACGAAGCAGCTCGAGGAAAACGTTCTGCCGCGACTGTTCACACAGGCGCCGGATAAGTCGCGTTCAGAGACGCTGGAGGGCCTGCGTAAGCTCATTCAGGGCGTGAACCTTGCGTCCACGGATATTGTCGACAAGCAGGGCAGGTTCTCCGAAGATGGCCTGCGGGTGCTGAATGGTATCCAGAAAGCGATGGCGGCTGATCCTGATATCACGCCGCAGTTGATCAGGACGACGCTCGCCAACGCCAAGACAGCCGGTTTTTCGCTGGACGAAGATTCGATTGCGCGGATGCTGATCAACGCCGGGTCGCGTGGCGTCAGGGCCGCGAACGAGACGTTCAAGGCCATCAAGGCGGCGTCCGGCACTGTCGACGTGAAGACGCTGAACAACTCGCTGGCCGATCTGGGTCTGTTGGTGAATCCCAAGCGCAACAAGAAGGGCAACGTGATTGCCGGGTCAGGGAAGCCGATTGACGAGGGCTTGCTGAATCAAGACCCCGCCACCTGGTTTCAGAAGCACTTCGTGCCCAAGATGAAGGCAGACCTTGCGAAGGAAGGCAAGGACGTCGACAGCAACGCCGAGCGTATCGCCTACATCAATAAGAAATTCGCCGGAATGTCGTCGGCGGGCATTCAGGGGATCACGGATATGATCCTCGGCTTCGACCAGATGAACGCAGCCCTGGCGCAGGCCAGGCTGGCGATGGAACAGCCGGTTTCTACGGCGGTCGAACAGTCATGGGTGGCGCAAGCGGAAAACGTTGCGACGGCGTGGAAAGATGCTGCTGCGGCGGCGGGGGAAGCGTTTGCCAAGTCGATCAATCTGGCCGACATACTTAAGGGTGTAGCTGATAGGATCCGCGAAGATCCGAATATGGCAGTCGCTGCTGGCGGGTTCGCGACGGTTGTCGCGGGTGCGCTCGGGGTCGCGGTCACCAAGTCTCTCCTCTCTCCGGTGGCTTCTCTGAGCACGGCGGGCACCGAGCTGCAAGCCTCGGCGGGGGCGCTGACGCGAGCCGCTGCGGCGCTGGGCGGGGAAAGCGTGCTTCCCGAAGCTGGTGGCGGACGCAGTGGCGGCAAGGGAACGACACCCGGCACGCCGTCCAAGTGGGGCCGGGCGGGCGGGATCCTCAAGATGGGTCTCGGCAGTCCATACACCTTGGTAGCGGCTGCCGGTGCTGCGGCAGCGTATCTCGCCTATGAGTTTGCTCCAGAGGGCCAACCCGACGAGGTGGGGGCGTGGACTGACGCTGCGCTGAAGAGCGCGAAGATGGACCTGGAGGCTGCCAAGCGTGCACAGGCTACCGCGCG